GTAATTGAGCTTGTTGTATTGCTCTTTGTGCTGCAATATCTTGACCTGCAAGACCTGCTTGTTGAGCTAAATCTGCTTGTCTTAAAGCTCTTTCTCTTTCAGCACCAAAGCCAGTTAATCCTGCTTGTTGTTCTAATTGTGCTTGTTGCAAGGCTCTTTGTTGTGCTTGTTCAGCTCCAAAGACACCTAATTGTTGTTGTCTAGCTAAATCAGCTTGAGCTGCTTGTTGTGCTTGTTGGAAACCAGACTGTCTTAAACTAGCTGCTGTTCTTGCTGCTTGTTCAGCAAAAGGTCTAGTTGCTTCTGATTCAATTAATGCAGAACGAGAGCCACCAAATGCACCCGCACCGATTGCCCTGGATTGTGCTTGACCTCTAGCAATATCAGATTGTCTTTGAATGTCTTGTAAAGCCAAATCAATGACTTGTTGTTGGTATGGTGATTGGTAAGCACCCATATCCACATCTAGCAAACCTCTAAATTGTGGAGCTTGAACTGTGCCTATTTGTGCAGCAGTTGGCCCTTGCAATTGTTGTATGGTTGCCCCGCCAAATGTTGGTATTGCTTGTATACTCGCTGCCTGTGGTGCAGCTACTTGACCGATTTGTGCGGTTCTGCCTGTTACTGGGCTAATAGTTGGCGTGGGCGCGGTTGCCAATGCTTGTAAACCAGCGCGTGGATCATACTGTTGAGAAGCACCAACCATACCCCGGGTTGCTTCAAATTGTCTTAATTGATCTGGATTAAATCCTGCAACTTGTGCGCCTGTGTATGGAATAAATGGTTGTTGTGAGACACCTTTACCAAGGTTGTAAGCCTCTTCGTACATTTCTCTTTGCCATGCTGGCAATTCTTGTTTTGATGTGGTTGATCCTTTACTCATAATTCTTTGCTAATTAAATGTTCTGATTTAAAGCCTAAATGGCTTATTTTTTTTAACCATCCTTTTCTACCACCGCCATATAATCTTTTACAACCAGCGGCTTTTGCAAATGCCTCTAAGGATGGCAACATATCCTCTAACTCCTTGTAATCACCACCACAAAACAGCAAGTTCATTGCTGTATTTTGGGGGAATACTACAAATTCAGTTATCATAGCCGACTTCTTAGCTGGCCATAAATGGAATATTCCATGTCTTATTTTATCCTCTATATCGTCTATTGTATAGGAATCTTGATGTTTGATAGCTTTTGCTATATATGGTTTTTTGTACTTCCCACTCTTCAGGTTCTTTTTTAATTGGCGTGACTTTATTAATCGCCTTTTCCATACTCAACGATACTTGCATAAACAGTTAAATTACCAGCACGATCAGCTTGTATTTTTACAACATCGCCTTGGTGTAATATTAAACTTCTAGTTAATAATTCTTCAGTATTGTAAGCAGTAATAGTAAATTCTTTAAATAAGGTATAAGTAGTAACCTCATGCGTTACAGTAACTGTTATATTGGTTTGTTGATTATCATGGTCACAAACCAAAATAGATTCAATGATTGCAAAAGTGAAATCATCACCGCTTGGGGATGTATATAATGTTGTTAAATCTGTAGTGGTAAGTATTTCATGCGCTGTTTCCGCCCTTTGTATGTACTGTCTTTGTGAGGATAAATCCATTATCTTTTACCTCTTTGTTTAACATCTAAGCGTATATTACCTACTTGGAAATCTTGTGTGGTACTACCTGTGACTGTCATTTGTACTTGTCTTGCTGTAAATCTTGCATCAGTATAGCCATCATTTTCAAAAGTAAATGATCCAAAGTCCGTAACCTAATGGAGTAAATCGACCTTTGAAACTGAGGGTAACACCGGGTAAAGAGTTAGCCTCTTCGTCTGGTAATATTTGATTGCATTGCACATAGTTATCACCATTGCCTATTTGTATAGGCCCTGTCTCACAAAATGGTACTTGTGAGTTTAGATTAGGTGAATTATTTAATGTGGTTGATTCATGTTCATAAACAAAGCCTTGAGAGTCACCAGCAATAGGATAAGTAAATGCACCTTGGTCAATCCAAAAGCCTCTGTCCATAGAACCAATAGACCATACATTGCTGTTGTAGTTCCAAATAACATATTTGTTAGAAGTGTATTGTGAATCACCGCTTGGGAATCCCCACCATATTTCATTAAAGTTAGAGTTATGTCCGCCCCAACACGCGCCCCTGCCCGGTACATTAATTTGGTCAAAAACATAATCATGCACTTCGCAAGGTAATTCTCTAACACTGCCATCATAAATATAAAAAGCGTTTTCACCCATCCATGCTAGGAAATTACCTGTAGATACAACTGTTCTGGAACTGATTGATTTACAATTTGTTCCTGCATCAGCTATACCATAAACAAAAGGTGATCCAGCATAGAACATTCTGTTAATACCAGTATCACTAAAAATAATCACATCAGATCTATATTTAACACCAAACAAGGCTCTACCGCCTGTAGGTATTTGCAAGTCTCCTGCTGTGTTTGTGGCCTTCGATGTCCAGTTGTTACGATCTTCCCTGTTTGACCAAGCAACCTTCCTAGGGTCATCTGACGAGCCTATAGCCACTAAATGTCTTTCATTGGTAACTAAGGTTGATAAGTTGCCTGTGGGTGCGTTGGTTACAACTGTTGCGATGGTATCAGGTGAGCCACCTGAGGAGTCTGGTTGCCATTTATAAATCTTGCCATCTTTAGAAAAAGTAAAGATTAAATCTTCACCCCAGTTGTCAAAAGAAAAATAACCAGCTTGTAATACTAATCCTGATTGACTTCTAGCATCACCATAGTCTTCTTCACCATAATGATATGCACCAAAGCCTAATGGATCATCACTTGCATCATTAACAAAGCCTACTGGTGTGATGTCTGTCCAAGTGTTGTCATACAAGACATAAACTTTTTCTCTTGTACCAACCCCTAAAACATTGTTACCAGCATTATCTTTATAACCATATAAACCTATGATAGCTCCGTCTAATGCTGTACCTCTAAGTTTTTCCCACCCGCCAATAGGTTTTAGATATCCGTTTTCAAAACGCACCAAATCACCATCGACCCAACGCCCTTTATTGGCGTAGTCTGTGCCATTGGTTACGATTCCTGCGGGGGGTGTTATTGGAAATAATGCCATAGCCTTATTGTATAAGACCTCGCTTTATTAGTCATTAACTAGATGGAGGTGTTGGCCATTCTCCTAATGGTCTAACAGGTGGTTCAGCATCGTTGTAAACATACAAAGCTGCTAACTCATCGACTGTGGTACAAGCATCAATTTTGCTTTGCATATCTGCTGCTGTGCTTCTGACATCAGTTCTAAAAGTAGACCAATCAGCAGGAATAGGTGTACCAGCTTCCTGTTCTCTGACCACATACCAATCGTTAGGCTGAAGTAAACCATAGGCTTGATTGATAATCACTTGGTTGTGATTCCATTTAAGACCATGAGTTACATCACCAGTATCAGGATCAGTTGTATCGTCTAAGTTTTTAGGTGTAGCTGTACCATAAGATGCAGTTACCACATCGTTAGCGAAATCAAAAGATTGATTGGTGTTGATGTAATAAGAAGGATTTTTAAAGTTGCTGTTATCGACAACCACCTCATAAATACCTATTGCTTCAAGTTCATCGCTAGACCAAAGCATAAAGATATTTTGTGGATAAGATACATCCCCAATGGTTATTGCTTTAGGTCTGGTGTAAACCTGAGTTACTTGATTGTTTTCTACTAATGCCCACATATTAATTCCTATTATATATTATCTTGCTGTTGTTGGTATACCTGTTGATGTTGTGAATGGATTTTCTGCAAATGCCATGTAGATGTATGTTCCGTTTGAAGCATTGTGATCGGGCCAATATCCTCTGTATTTAATGCCATTAGATAGTAAATCTATATAATCTCTTGATGTATTTTCTGCATTAGTAAGGTTTGGAAACAATCTATGATATACAACATTGCTTGGATCTCTTTTGTCATCAAACATCACCCAATTACCTGTAGTATCTGTTCTCTTCATTATAACAAAAGCAGGTTTAAATCCTGTATAGATAAAAGTACCATCATTACTTCCATTACCGACATAACTACCAAACTTGCTGTAGCCTTGTTTTTCTGCGAAGCAGTAGGCTATCATATTTCCTGAATAGTTATACCAATAC